AATTTTGGAGAGCTGCACCTTGTTTATAATTTCAATCTGGTGCCGCTTTCGGCCAGCGCCGTAAGACCGCTGCCAACGCCATCGCCAGCGGCCTCGGCCTGCCGAAGGATAAGGTCATCGCGGCCATCGAGGCGGCGGGCTTCGACGCCCGCATCCGCCCCGAGGCCCTGACCCTCGAGGACTTTGCTGCCGTGCAGCGGGAGCTGAAGTAAGATTTTATCAGAATAAAACGCCAAGGCCCCCGCAGTCCGGAACAGAACTGCGGGGGCCTTGGTCGTTATGTGGAAGGAATGGAGGATGGCGATCTGCTTACCTCAGCAGTGCGCTGTGGTCTGCGCCGCCCACGGTGAAGGTAGCGGTGGAGCCGCTGTGGCTGAGGGTGAAAGGCGTATCGTCCGCACCGAGGGCTGCAACATCGGAGAGGGAGAGGGTGGAAGTGCAGCGTTTTGACGTTCTCGCCGTTCTCTATGAGCTTCACGAGGCCCAGCTTGTTGTTTTTATCCATGAGGTGGATGACCTCGTCCAGCAGCTTTTTGCCATCGCGGCTTCGGATGGTATTGCCGGCGTCGGGGCCGGGGGGCAGACAAAGATATTGACAAGCGGGGAGGTTTCTGGTATTCTACTAAAGTACCCTGTGCAAACGATACTCGCTGGTGTGGCGCAATGGCAGCGCAACTGATTTGTAATCAGTGGGTTGCAGGTTCAACTCCTGTCACCAGCTCCAAAAAATAACGCATAGACGATGAAAGCGATTCGTCTATGCGTTATTTTTTGTGAAAAAGTGATGCAAAACGACCTGAAACGGTGTGATAAACTACCAAATAAGCTACCACGAAACTCCGCTCAGTCTTCCTCGTTTTCACGTTCTTCAAAAAGGCTTTCAGCTTTTTTCATCTCATCGGTGAGGAATTTCTGACGGTGAGCAACGTAATATCTTGCAGTGGTGGAAAAATTTGTGTGTCCCATAATCTTTTTTGTTGCAGTAGGCGCCACATTTGCTTCAACGAGAAGGGTAGTTGCAGTGCGGCGCAAGGCGTGGGGGGTAATGCGGTCTCTAATCGGAGTGTCGGCTTGGTTTATTCCAAGATCAAGCATCAGCTTACGGAAAGAATGCTCAACATTGTTCTTGTCCTTTTTGTTTCCGCTTTCAGTGGGAAGAAGATATTTTTCTCCGATGCTCAACAGCATCCATTCTGCAAGAATATTCTTGATCGGGTTTAAGATAGGAATAAAGCGCCCCTTTCCAGCAGCAGTCTTTTCGCCACCGGTCAGATTGCCGTTTTCTAAATCAACATTATCTCTGGGCAAAGAAAGAAGCTCGTCAATTCTCATTCCGGTGTATAAAAGAACCATTGCGATCTGCGCCGTTAAGTGCATTCCGTTTCTAGGATCGTCTGCAATGGCTCGGATTTTAGCTGTCTCTTCCGGCGTAAGGATCCTTTCCTTTGGGCCGGGCGCTGGGGGCAGCTCTAACCCATCAGCATAGTTTTGGTTGATAATATCTTGCTTCATGGCATATATGCATAACTGCCGAAATAAACCTTTTTGCTTTTCGCATAGGCTTCGAGATTTTCCGTCTGCGGAAAGTTCATCAATAACTTTTTGATAGTCTTCCGTTTTAAGAGTGCGCACTTCGACGTTCCAAAGTTTTTCAGCTTTGCTGTAAGCTCTTACATACCCGTCTTTTGTATCCTCACCGATGCTACTAAAGTGCGTAGCGCTCCATCTTCTGTAGATCTCTGCAAAAGTGGATTTTAAGCGCTCTGCCGGTGTCCTCTGAGCATTGTAAGTATCCAGGGCCTGAATGGCTTCCCCGGGAGATGCATAGTGTCCAAGAACTGTTTTGCCTCCATCCTCCGATGGAACAATGGCAACATACGGTCTGCTTCTATTTCCGTCAGCCTTTTTATATACACTGCCGCTGCCCTTTGGGCGGCGGCGCTTTTTTCTTTGCTGCGGGGCGGCTTCGGGCTGCTTCTTGCCGCAGTAGGGGCAAAAAGATGCGTCGTCCGGGATTTCCCGACGGCAGCAGGCGCGAATGCACTTCAAAGCTCTTCACCTCGCTTTGCGGTATAGTCGGCCTCGCCGCTCTTTGCGGCCTCTTTTCCCGCCTGGTATGCCGACTGCAGCAGACTCACCGGGGGCTGGACTTCCCACGGGATCGGGTCTGTTCCTGTAGCCACGGCGAACCCGTAATTGTCCAGTATTTGGCCGCAGACGGATACCTTGTTTTGCAAGGGAGTGTGCAGGTTTGCGCACACCTCAGCAAACACCGCCGGTGGATAGCTGCCATGTCGGCCCAAAAGGATAAACAGCACCATCTCTTTTACAATTCGCGGCGCTGTGCGAAAGTATTCTGTAAGCGCCTCATCCAGCTCTTCGTCTGATTTGCGCTGTACGGGCTCTTTATAAAGTTCTGGGTGCAGCATTTCTTGCATGGCGGGGAGCGGAGAAGTCCCGCAAGCCTCGAACCAGTCCATTATCTTGTCAGCCGGTGGGCTGGACGCCCCACACTCCCAGCTCTGGATCGTAGCCTTTCCCTTGTTGATCCGGCGGGCCATGTCGACTTGGCTCAAGCCTGCCGCGACTCTGGCCCGCGCCAATGCGACACCAAGCTTTTCCGCAGTAAAGTAGCTCATCAATTATAACCTCACAAATTTCCATGCCATAAAAACAAAAAGTGACATGGGAAAAACCCATGCCACTCGACAGAGCGGAAGTCCTTCAAGTTTTCCCATAAAATGGTAAAATCTAAAACAAGTTAGACAAATTGAACAAAAACAGAGGTGAAATAAAATGGATTTCGAGCAAAGAAACGGCAAAGAAAACGAAATGACCATCATTGACGGGATGCCTGCCACCATTTTGACCGGCACGGCCCGAACACCTGAACCTTGGGAGGACTAAAGATGGACAAGATGAAGCTGTTTTGCACCCACATCCGCGCCGCGCTGGCCTGCTATGAGGATATGCCGCCCGAGGGACAGGCCCGGGCTCGACTTTTTGTGACCCGCAAGGCCGGGGATCTCCGGCAGCTCAAGGCCGCATCAGACGCACCCGGTGGGGAGCTTGCCGCTGAACTGTTGCAAAAAATGCAACAACCTTGCAACGGCGAATAACAACATGCATATTTTGCACGTTGCTCGCACAAAACGCGCATAGTTAGCAAAAAGTCAGCGTAAAATTCGACGACTCAGCGCAAATGCTAAATTTTTCGCGCATTTTTGCGCGATTAAATGTGCTTGACGAAATACAATCAACGGTTGTATAATGCGGTTGTGAAAAAGTTTACTGTTTCTTGCGATATATAACTTCAAGGCCGTAATCCGGATGATAAGACCAAGAGACCGTTACCTTGTCAAACTCTTCCAGTTGACGCCCATCGATGGCGCGAGTCTTCAACATTTCTTGATAAATCCAGTCCGGAAGGCCAAAAAATTTGTTGAACTTCTGGATTTCATTGAGTGCACTATCTTGAGACAGAGACCCGCCAGAGATGTTTGACGGATTTGTGTCGATCATGAGGTAAGACTCGTCATCGGCCAGCGTGACGGTCGTGTTTGTATAAAGATCGCTGAACAACTTGAAATTTGGTTCAACATTGTGGCTGTAGATGACCTCCCACAGGCAATCCTGAATCGAAGTATACTCTTTTTCTCCGTCAGATTTTTCCGCAACTCTTTCGGTGATCCAGATGATTGGCGTTCCATCATCAGCTGGAATCTGGACTTCGCCTTTAAGCGTAATGGCCTGATTCTCGAAAATTTCTCTGCAATATTCATACACGCCGTTTCTGACGGCGGCATACCATCGCTGCCCATCGTCAGAAACCACAGAAAAGCACTTAAAATCCCACTTGTTGCCTTTGTATGTGTCAAGGTATGTATAGTAGTAGTTGAAATCCGGGATTCCTGAGAACTCAATGTACGAGCCTTTTTTATATTGAGTCTCCGCCGCAAAGGCTGTCGTGGCAAAAGGGATGGACAACGCCGCAGCCAGCCCCAATGCAAGAAATATTCTTCTTTTCATGATTTATACCTCACATATACAAAAATAGGCAGCCAACCAGCCGCCGTAAAACTAAGTTATCAACGAACTTTGCCAAAGGAGGAAAATAAAGTGCAAGAAAATAGCACAAAATTGATGAAAGAAACCACAGAATGTGTTATACTTGAGAAAATCAAGCTTGCACTTTCCCTTGGTATCGACGTGGATAAACTTTTAGAGGAGGCCAAATATGCCGCGTGTTGAGTTTTTGCTCTGTCTGCTTCTCATTCCGGAAATAGTCATCGCAGCCATTCTGATCTGGGAGTTCTTCGACGCAAACGACTTTGCACTTTTTAAGAAAACGGTAAATGTGAGCGACGTCCCCGTCAACCTGGCCCATGAAAGTAACAAGATGTTTCAAGTCGAGACAATCCATACCGGCGTGACCCTTGCAGACATCTGCGAGCTTTGTCCTAGATCCTTTTTCCGGGTGAAGGACGGAAAGGGAGGGTATATCCGTATCGACACGGCAAAGGCAAAAGGCCAGAAACTGGAATACTACCGGACAGTGTACATCAAAAAGGTAAATGCCAAAAACTACGAGCTGGAAGCCGTAGACCCCTCGCTCCTTTGAGAGAGAAGAAGGGTTAAGAGAGCGGAGATGACCGCGATCGCAGCACTTTGAAGGAACTGCTTTCGCGAGATTCTCTGCTTTCTTTGTTGTTCAAGGAAGTAGGTTCGCCCCTTAGCGGTCAGAATCATGCACGGCACCACGACAGCACCGTTGTCTTTCTGTTGGACTTTGCGCTGTATCTCGACAAGACCATCCGAAACCATCAGATCTGCAAGCACCGGGGCATCCGCTTTGAACTTTTCCGCAAAAACGGGAGTCGGAGTGTCCGGCGCTGTCGGGCACTTCTCGTAAATATTAAGAAGAAAATCGAGCGCTTCTTCTTCCCGCTTCAGGTCAACCATTTTTCTTCAGTTTCTCAGCTATCGCTGCATCCAGCATACTATTAAATAGCGTGCGCGTAGGTTCATCCAGCTGCATAAGCTTTTCTGCAAAAGACTTTGCCTGTTCATCCAGCCCATCACCCTCCGGGGTGCTGGGCTTTTCTTTTTGCTCGCTTTTGCCTTGCTCGCTTTCGCCGGTCAGCTCTTTAGAATCAACTCCAAAGTAGGTTGCGATTTTTTCAACGGTTGCTTTTCGCGGGGCGCTTCCATTTGCCCATCTTGTTACAGAAGAGCGCTGAAGCCCCATATCCTCTGCTACGGCAGATGGCGACTTGCCAATGCTATTGCAAAGGCGAACGAAGTTCAAATAGAACAAAACACCACCCCCGTTTTTGTGCAAGTCTACAAATAAGCAACAAACGCAACAAAATCTATTGACTGTTGCGTTTGTTTACGCTATAATACAGACACTGATTGTGAACAAACGCAACACGAAAAACGCCCGAGCAGAAATCGGGGCGTCCGAATGCTATTGGTAACCTTGCAATTACATAATAGCACGTTTTGTGAACATTTGCAACAGTATTTTGACACGGCGACAAGAAAAAATCTGCCTGTGGTCGCTTCACAGACAGACTTTTCACCGATTTGTCACCAGAACGCACCTGCACCCAGGCGGTAATGCAAACTTGCTCGTCTGCACATCTTTTTCGGGCATTTGCGCCGCAAAAGTAACGCCGGGGCTGCAAAAGCGACTTACAGTTCTATTGGTACGTCGCTCACTTTAGCGGGTCGGTTCCGCTGAATTTTTCAGCCTTAGGCATTGCGCACTTGCTCGTGTCTGGAACAGGCTGGTTCAAAAAGTCCTTCAATTTGCATCGAACTTCCTTTCTTGCCAGTATCTAAGGCTTGAACAGTATAACAAATCGGTGCGCCGTTGTCAATTTATTAACACATAACAGGGAGGTGGAAGAGTGCCTGAACCGTGGACTGGCCGATTGATTGGCCGAATGCACAACAACAAAGTCACGCTGGAACAGCTTGCCGCTCATCTGGGCTGGACAAAGAGCTATTGCTCGATGATCCTGAATGGCCAGCGCAAGCCGCGCGGCATCCGTGAGAAAATGGAAACCGCCGTGAGTGACATTATTAAAATCAGGGAGGAAAAAAATTAAGCATGGCAAACATTCAAATTTTCACAAGCCCCGAGTTTGGGGACATCCGCACGGTAGACCAGAACGGCGAGCCGTGGTTCGTGGGCAAGGACGTGGCGGCGGCGCTGGGTTACAGCAATCATCGCAAGGCTTTGATTGACCACGTTGACGAGCAGGACAAGGGGGTAACGAAATGTGACACCCTTGGAGGAAGTCAGGAAGTGACCGTTATCAACGAGTCCGGCCTGTACAGCCTGATTTTTGGCAGCAAGCTGGAAAGTGCGGTGCGGTTTAAGCGCTGGGTGACAAGCGAGGTGCTGCCCGCCCTGCGCAAGACGGGCAGCTACATGATGCCCAAGCTCAGCAAGGAGATGCAGGCGCTGTTTATGCTGGACAACCGCACCCAGCGGCAAGAAGAGCGGCTCACGGCGCTAGAGAACACCATGACGGTGGATTACAACCAGCAGCGTGTGCTGCGCAAGGCCATCAGCCGGGCCGTCATCGCGGCGCTTGGCGGCGAGGACACCCCGGCCTACATCGACAACCACGTGCGCAGCAAGGTGTACAGCGAGTGCAACCACGATGTGCAGGACTGGTTCCGGGTAAACAGCGTGGGCAACATCCCCCGCAAGCGCTTTGACGAGGCGGTGGAGTATATCCAGCGCTGGAAGCCCAGCACCAACACCGTGATGTTGATCCAGCAGACCAACGGCCAGACCAGTTTGCAGGCCGCACCCGCTACCGCATGGAGGGCGAAGAAGGCACCGACAACTGGGGCTGCCGCCTGATCGGCGTGGACAAGCTCACCGGCGAAAAGGTCGAAGGTCCGAAAGTCACGGTCAAGATGGCAAAGGATGCCGGGTGGTGGAACAAGAATGGCAGCTACTGGCCCAAAATGACCGAAATGATGCTCAAGTACCGCGCCGCCGCTTACTTTGCCCGCGCCGAGTGTCCGGAGGTCCTGATGGGCGCCAACATCGACTACGAGGTAGGCGCTGGCGACGCCGAGGAAGAGGGTGCGGCCCATGCTTAATGTTGTTGCGCTGATGGGCCGTCTGGTCTACGACCCGGAGCTCAAGACCACCCAGAACGGCACCAACGTGTGCAGATTCCGCATCGCGGTTGACCGCAGCTTTGCCCGGCAGGGCGAAGAGCGCAAGTCCGATTTTATCGACGTCACCGCGTGGCGGCAGACCGCCGAGTTCGTCTGTAAGTATTTCCAGAAGGGCAGCATGATCGCCATCGAAGGCAGCTTGCAGACCCGTCAGTACCAGGACAAGAATGGTAACAACCGCACAGCCACCGAGGTTCTTGCGTCGCAGGTGAGCTTTTGCGGCGGAAAGGCCGCAGAGAAGCCTGCTGTGCGCGATTTCGACCGGCAGACGGAAAATCATGTGCGCGAAGCAAACACCGCTCACAACGCCCCGCAGAAGTCTCAGAACGTACCGGAGTATTCGCAGGGCAGCGCAGACGACTTCTCGGTCATCGACGACAGCGAAGACCTCCCGTTCTAAGCCGAGAGCTGTGCTATCTGGCTATACGGGCGCGCAAAGGAGGTGATTGAGTGGCACAGGACGATAAAAAGTCATTTGTGGCGTATCTGAGCTGGTTCGACGCGCTGGAAGAATACTCCGACGCAGAGGTTGGGCAGTTGATGCGAGCTCTTGCACGGTATGCCAAAACCGGAGAAAAACCCGAATTTTCAGACCGTGGGATGCGTGTCAACTGGAAATTTATGTGCAGCGACGTAAAACGGGCGTCTGAAAAATGGGATGAAACCCGCAAGAAACGCAGCAACGCCGGAAAACGCGGCATGGCAAAGCGCTGGGGAAAGTCTGAAGACATAACAAAAATAACAAACGATAACAATGCTAATGACGACATAACAAAAATAACTGTAGATGTAGATGTAAATGGAGATGTAGATGTAGATGTAGATGGGGATGTAGATGTTGTAAAGCGCGATAACACCGCCGCCGTTGATATGGAGTTATCAAAAATCGTCCAGCATTACCAACGTGCTATCGGCGACTTCCCGCGTTCGGCGCTGGAAAAACTGCAAAAATGGCGGCAGGAGTACAGCACGGAGATGATTTTGCTGGCGATCGACAAGGCTGCAGAGGCCGGGAAGCGCTCGTGGAACTACATCAACGGCATCCTGTCTGGCTGGCAGCGGGACGGGATACGCACCCCGGGGGACGTGGCAGCGAATGAGCAGCGCAGACAAGAGCAGCCTCGCGGGAAACAAGCCACAGAAAGCACCGCAGAAGCATACGCAAATATTTTCAAGGGGGTGAAACCGTGACAGTGGAGATGATGACAAAGCTCCTTGCGGACGCTGAAGCCTATTTTGGACGGCCTCAGCCCGCAGAGAACCGCGCAAGCATCGCGGAGATCTGGGCGAACTCATCGCTCAAGGATGTGCCGGATGAGATGGCCTATAAGACATTCCACGAGGTGATTTCGGAGTGCAGCTGGCAGAGCCAGCTTCTCCCGGCGTGGAAAAAGGCCATCGAAAAGGCCCAGGGTGAGCAGATGCTGGCGAAGCACTGCCTTGCTGCCCGCACCCGGATGCTCAAGTCCAGGAAAGAAAGAAAGCTTCTTGGGCAGGCAAACCAGAACGGAGGACGAAATGCCTAGATACAAAGTCATCGTAGAGTGCAGCGGCCCGCACGGGAACGCGGCGCTTACATACCGCATCAACGCCGCGAGTCAGTTTGCGGCAGAGTTCCGGGCCTGCCAGCTGGCGGGTGACCATTACCCCGAGTATCGGGACATCAAACCGGTGAGAACGGAGGTGCTGAAAAATGGCTAAAATCATAGACCATCTTTCGCAGGGCGAAATTCTCGCCCAGATGGCAGAAGAGCTGGCAGAGGCCGCACAGGCGGCGCTCAAGCTGCGCCGGGCGCTGGATGACTCAAACCCGACTCCCAAGACTATCCCCGAATGCTGGGAGTCGCTGGAAGAAGAAATCGGCGATGTCATGAACTGCATTGACGCACTTTTGCTGGAAGACAATCTGAACTACCACTCATTTATGAGCAAGTGCGGCGAAAAGGCAGAGCCCAAAATGAGCCGTTGGAAGCAACGGTTGGAAGCGAGGTACGCGAAAAATGACGATGACTCCGTGTAAAGACTGCCCTGCACGGCACCCGGTATGCCACGACACATGCCCCAAGTACGCCGAGTTCAAGCGCCAGCGCGGCGCAGAAGCCGCTTACACCCGAGAGATGCTGGACACAGGCAAGGTCTACCACTACGACCACGAAGACCGCCACCGGGAACGTGGACGCAAGAAGTACATGGGAGCGAACGGAGGAGCGGACAGATGAAAGTGCTTATTGCCTGCGAGGAATCGCAGGAAGTTTGCAAAGCGTTTCGGGCAAAAGGCCACGAAGCCTACTCCTGCGATATTCAGGAGCCGTCCGGCGGACATCCTGAGTGGCACATTCTCGGGGATGCGCTCAAGGCCATTGAGGGTGGGCAAATCGTAACGATGGACGGCGTGGCGCATGAAGTCGGAAAGTGGGATTTGCTCATTGCACACCCGCCCTGCACTTATCTAAGCAACGCCGGAGCAAGGCATCTTTGGAAAGGGCATGAGCTTCAGGCAGACCGTGTGATGCTTGGCATTCAAGGCCGAGACCTGTTCATGCGTTTCTGGTGGGCAGATGTTCCACGGATTTGCATAGAGAACCCAGTGCCAAGCCGGGTATTCTGCCTGCCGAAGTATGCGTAGAGCGTTCAGCCGTATCAGTTTGGTCACCCATACACCAAAAAAAACCTGTCTTTGGCTCAAGGGTCTGCCGCCGTTGATCCCAATTAACATTGTAGAGCCTGTTGCTACATGGTGTCCGTCCGGCTCGTATAGTCATAAACACGATGCAAAAAATAAGGGAATGTTTACGACTGATCGGGCGAAGAACAGAGCCAAAACATTTCCGGGAATCGCAAAGGCAATGGCTGAACAGTGGGGGTAAGCAGATGAAACCGAAAACGAAATCCGAGCTGATGGCCGAATGGGCCAGCCAGCCCGACCAGCTCAAAAGAGAGCGGGAGGTAAAGGCCATCCGCAAGGCGATGGACGATGCCCGCGCCGTGATGCAAGACGGTCTGACCCGGTACGTCAAGAAAAAGACCAAAGCCCGTAGCATGGCAAAGGCTGAAGCTGACCCCTTTGCTGAACTGGAAGGCTGGGAAAGCATGGAGCAGATCCAGGATGCCTACGGCTACGGCGAGATCACCGCCGACAGGCGGGACAAACTCACCGACCTGTGGGAAGCCCGGGAAGCTGCCAGGAGCAGCCGCAAGGGCGCGGACAAGTACCACGACCTTGTGACGGAGATGTTGGAAACCGCCATCCGCCGGGTGGGCAATGAGTACGCAGATATGCTATTTGAGTATGACCAGCAGCGCAGGGAAGCTGAAAAGCAGTGCGAGCAGCTGGCAATGGAAGGGATGATGAAAAAATGAAAGCTGTTCTGATAAGCATCAAACCCAACTGGTGCAAGTGGATTTTGAGCGGAAAGAAAACCCTTGAGGTACGAAGAACCCGCCCAAAACTTGACACACCGTTCAAGGTATACATCTACTGCACCCGTTCATATGACTGGCGCATGAAATTGCCCAAAATCGGGATGGAGAAGATGAACGGCAAGGTGATTGGCGAGTTTGTCTGTGATTCCATTGAAGAGGTCGATATTTCATATCCGGCATATCAGGACAGACTGGGTGAACGTTTTACAAAAGATTCATGTGTGCCATATTTCCAACTGCACCGTTACGCATCCAAAAACAGACTTCATGACAATCTGTTTTTCTGGCACATTTCAGAACTTAAATTTTACGATAAGCCTGTGAAGCTTAAAGATTTTTGGGCGATACAACCCTGTACGCATCGCGGAGACTGCTGCACCTGCCGCAGATGGGATGCAAAAAAGCTGATTTGCCGTGGAGAAGCGTTCGGGATCGAACGTCCGCCGCAAAGCTGGTACTATGTGGAGGATGGCAGATGAAACTGACCCTCTACGGCGACCCCCGCACCAAGAAAAATTCCGCACGCATTCTCCGCACACGCTCCGGGACCCCATTCGTGGCCCCCAGCAAGGTTTATGTGGATTATGAGACGGACTGCCTGCGGCAAATCAAAAAGCCGCACAGCCCCATCTCTGCCCGCGTGAACGTGAGGTGCGTGTACTACATGAAGACCGCCCGCCGGGTCGATCTGGCAAACCTCATCGAGGCGACCACGGACATCCTGGTAAAAGCCCGCGTGCTGGAGGACGACAACAGCAAGATCGTCGCCGCCCACGATGGCAGCCGGGTGGAGCTTGATCGGAAGACCCCCCGGGCGGAGATCTGGATTGAAGAAATGGAGGACTAAAATGGCTGAATATCATGTTGGGTGTGGATTGTTTGGAAATATCTACGCTGGAACTTATGCGCCGCCCCGCAAGGATGGTTTGCAGGCATGGCGTAACAAGTCAGAGGTGACAAGCGAAGCAGTCGAAGCGGTCATGGGGCATTTTATCACGGAAATGGAGCGTGACGATAAGACAAAGCTCAAAAAGGTGTGGGGAGTTATCGGAAACAAGAAGCTAAAAGTCACTTTTGAGATTTTTGCTGGCAAGGAGGAAAACAATGGCCCACACATGGATACCTGACTCCGACACACCAAAGCCTGACATTGGCGCGGACTACCAGACCGTCAAGGCGTGGTTTCAGCAGTGCCGCGACCTTGCGGCAGCTATCGAAGTCCAGAAGCAAAAAATACAGCGCATCCGGGACGTGGCCGAAAAATGCACCCAGAACCTGAGCGGGATGCCTGCGGGTGGTGGCAATGGGGACAAGGTGGGCTTCGCTGTAGAGCAGCTGGACACCGAACGCCGACAGCTTCAGAGGATGGAGACGGATCTGTGCAATTTGCGTGTCGAGGCCACCCGGCGGGCATACTGCCTGATAGCCGAGCCGGAATGCGCCGAAGCGATTTGCGAGCACTATGTCATAGGCAAGTCTCACAAAGAAATCGCAAAAGAAGTCGGCGTGTGCGGGGCAGATGTGGTCTACCGGCGAATCAAACGCGGATGCATGGCCCTGGCCGAGATATGGGACGAGTTTTCTGACGTGCAAAGTGTACAACATGCACAAGAAAACACAGCGTGATTTTGGAAGGGGTCAGCTCTTTTCAAGTCTGTAAGCTTAGATGTAAAATTCTAATAAGCGGTTCAGCGCTAAGCGGTAGCCGCTTGCCACGCAGCCCGCAAAACGGTGAAGGAGAACAGGAAAGCATGAAAACCTGTCACAAGGAAGGAACCGTTTTGGGGGGCTGCTTCTATGCGAGGTTTGGGAAGCCACATAACAGGGCTAGCAGTTTTGTGGAACGGTTCGACTCCGTAACCTCGCACCGTATGACGCATGGACTCATCCCCCACAAAGCTGCACGCTTAACCTCCCGTGCCACGAGAGAAAGCTTTGAATCCCTGAGGGTGTGGGTAGACTTCCCGATGGGATGTGCGTCAAACAACAGCCCTGGCGGAGAACCAGGGCTGTTTTATATGGCCGCCTGAGCGCAGTACGGAGCGCGTGTCAGCTGAGATATTGCTGGCTGGTTCGAGTCCAAGGGCGGTGTTTTATACTCCGGTAGCTCAAGTGGTAGAGCGGCGGTCTCCAAAACCGCATGTTGCAGGTTCGAGCCCTGCCGGGAGTGCTTGCATGATCTGACGAGAGCGGGGAGTGCAATAGCGGAGCATCCGGCCGCGAAAGTTCTGGGCGCAGAGGCTTTGCACCCGACAAGCAAGGCCTCTTATTTTGATATTCTGACCGTTCGGATTTTCCGGGCGGTTTTTCTTTTGCAGGAAAGGAGATGCCAACTGTGAGATATGGTGTGCCGTATCGTGGAAGTAAGAACAAAATCGCACAGTGGGTTGTCTCTAATCTTCCTGCTGGCGACACGCTGATTGATCTGTTTGCTGGCGGTTGCGCAGTCACACACGCCGCATTGCTTTCTGGCAAATGGAATCACATTGTCGCGAATGACATCGGCGATGGCCCACAGTTGTTTATGGATGCTATTCATGGCAAGTATGCCAATGAAAAGCGCTGGATTAGCCGTGAAGATTTTCACCGTCTGAAAGAATCCGACCCTTACGTTTCACTTTGCTGGAGCTTTGGAAATAATCGCACGGATTACCTCTACTCAAAAGAGATTGAACCGTGGAAAAAGGCTTTGCATTATGCAAGAGTGTTTGGCGATACATCGCTTCTTCGAGAGTTTGGCGTGGATGAAAAGAATTGCCGCCTTGAAAGCCTAGACAGACTTCAAAGTTTGAATGGGCTTCAACGATTGCAGAGCATCCAAAACCTCAATGATTGCGACAAAATAACGCTTTCTCAAAAAGATTATCGTGACGTTGAAATCCAAGAAGGCTCAATCGTTTATGCTGACCCACCGTACAAAAAAACACGTTGTACGGGATACAAAGGAAAATTCGATTATGACGCTTTTGAGCATTGGTTGTCAGACGTTCCTTTCATGGTGGTTGTTAGCGGATACGAATGCCCATTAGAGTGCATAGAAGTGGCACAAATAAGCAAACAGCCGATTATCGGAACAAATAATTTATACGGTTCTAGCGTAGAAAGATTGTTTGTGCAAGAACGGTTTGTTGAACAGTACAAAAATTCATTTAACATGAGAGGTGGTGGCGGTGAGTGCGAAGCGGCTGACAGACAGGCAAAAAAAGAAAATCGTTGCGGACTATGTGCAGCTGCAGAGCTACGCCAGAGCTGCCAAGTTGAACGACGTGGCAGAAAGCACCGTTCGGAAAATCGTGAAAGATAATCCCAAGTGTGCGGATTTGTGCGCCTTAAAAAAAGAGCAGAACACGCAGGACATGCTTTCCTACTTAGGCAGCAAGCGCGGGGAAGCACAGGATCTTCTCGGGCTGTACCTTCAGGCGATGGCAGACCCGGACAAGATCGCGGAAGCAACGCTGCCGCAGCTGTCCACGGCGTTTGGCACCATCGTGGACAAGTTTGCTATGCTGGGAGACCAGAGCGGCATAGAAGCCCGGGACGATGGCCTGCTGGAAGCCCTGAGCGCTGCCGCAGACATCAGCCCGCCGGATGACGTGGAGATGCTGCCGGAGGAAGAGGACGACCATGCGGAAAAGTAACGGTTTCCGCTGGAAAGCCCTCAGCCAGCGGCAAAAGCAGGTCTTGAGCTGGTGGACACCGCAGAGCGCATACAGCGGGTACAACGGCATCATTGCAGATGGCGCCATCCGTTCGGGCAAGACCTTTGCCATGAGCTTTTCTTTTGTCCAGTGGGCCATGACCTGCTACAGCGGGCAGCAGTTTGCCATGTGCGGCAAAACTATTGCCAGCTTCCGGCGCAACGTGCTTGGTACGCTCAAGCAGCAGCTTGCGGCCCGTGGCTACAACGTCAAGGAGCATCGGGCAGAAAACTGCATGACCGTCAGCAAGGGCGGCAGAATCAACGAGTTTTACTTTTTCGGCGGCAAGGACGAGAGCAGCCAAGACCTGATCCAGGGCATCACGCTGGCCGGGGCATTCTTTGACGAGGTGGCCCTGATGCCGCAGAGCTTTGTCAACCAGGCCACGGCCCGTTGCTCTGTCACCGGGTCGAAGTTCTGGTTCAACTGCAACCCGGGCAGCCCACAGCACTGGTTCTATCTGGAGTGGGTGCGGAAATGCCGCTCCCGCAAGATGATGTATCTCCACTTTACGATGGACGACAATCTGTCGCTTTCCGAGGACATCAAAGCCAGATACCGCAGCCAGTACAGCGGCGTTTTCTATCAGCGCTACATTCTTGGCCTGTGGACCGTGGCAGAGGGCCTTGTATATGACATGTTCGACCGCAAGAAGCACGTTATTGATGTACTTCCGGCGCTGTCTCCAAAGAGCGCCTATGTGGCGTGCGACTTTGGCACCCAGAACGCAACGGTTTTCTTGCTGTTCCAGAAGCAGGCAGATGCAGACTGCTGGATCGTCACCCGGGAATATTACTACAGCGGCCGCGAACAGAAGCGGCAAAAGACAGTGGGCGAGTACGTCACAGACCTCAAGGCGTGGCTGAAGGGACTCAAGCCGGAGAGGATCATCGTTGACCCCTCTGCCCTGCCCCTGATTACGGAGCTGCGCAAGAATGGCTTTACCCAGACCCCCGCAAACAACGACGTTCTGAGCGGCATTCTGGACGTGCAGACCATGCTGCAGACCGGCCGGCTGAAGATCTACAAAGACTGCAAGCACACGCTGGAAGAGTTCGGCGTGTACGCTTGGGACCCGGACAAAGACGACACCGTGCTGAAGGTAAATGACCACTGCATGGACGCTATCCGCTATTTCGTGCGCACAAAGCGCCTTGTGAAACTGAGGGATTGATTTTGAGCACTGTATACACATTCCAGACCTTCCAGCAGGCGCAAGCCGCCGGGGAACAGCCTGATTTCATCCGGCGGTTCGTGCAGCAGCACTGCAGTTCCGGACCTTACAGAATGGCGCTGGACGCTGATCTGTACGACGCCCAGAAAAACCCGGGGGCTGAACGCTTCGCGCAGGCTTACGCTTTGATGCTGAAACGCCTGTCCAAAAACACAAAGCAGGATGTCCTGCACCCCGATATGGTCAAGAGTAATCTTTTCCGGCGGCTCAACAAGCAGCGGGCGACCTACTCCCTCGGCAACGGCGTGGTCTTTGCGGACGATGGCGTGGACAAGGGCAAGCTTGGGCAGAACTTTGACGAGCAGATCCAGAAAGCCGGATATTTCGCCCTGATCCACGGTGAGAGCTTCGGATTCTGGAACAACGACCATCTGGTGATTTTCAAGCTGACCGAGTTCGCGCCCCTGTACGATGAAAAAACAGGCCTTTTGCAGGCGGGTGTGCGCTTTTGGCGGTTGAACCCGGACACGGATATGCACTATATCCTGTACGAGCTGGACGGCTTTACCGAGTACACGGAAAGTAAAATCGGCAATGTGATGCAGGAGACAACGCCGAAGCAGGCATACAAGAGCGTGACCGTCACCACACCCGGCGGCGGGCTGGAAAGCGTAGAAGGAGAAAACTACAGCGCCCTGCCCATTGTGCCGCTGTGGGGCTCAGACCTGCACCAGAGCACCCTTGTGGGCCTGAAAGCCTACATCGACAACACTGATCTGGTGATGTCCGGCTTCTGCAATGACTTGCAAGACTTTTCGCAGATCTACTGGCTGTGCGAGAACTTCAACGGCATGACCGATGGCGAGCTGCAGGAGTTTCTTGTCAAGCTGAATCTGTACCACATTGCAGGCGCAGACACCAGCGAGGGCGGCAAGATCACCCCCTATACCACCGAGATCCCTGTGACGGCCCGGCAGGCTCTGTTAGAACTGCTCCACACCCGGGTGTATGAGGACTTCGGCGGTCTGGATGTGCACTGTGTCAGCGCGGACAGCACCAACGACCATCTGGATGCGGCCTATGAACCGCTGAATCAGAACGCGGACGATTTCGAGGCACAGATCAAGCCGTTCATCCGGCAGGTCTGCGCACTGGCTGGCTTTGACAACGCTATGCCGGCATTCAACCGCAGCAAGATCACCAACACAGCCGAACAGGTCGCAACGGTGATTTCTGAGGCGCCGATCATCGGGCAGGACATGGCAATAGACTTACTGCCCAACCTGACCCCGGAACAAAAGGAGCAGGCCAAGGCCGCGCTGATGGCTGAGAGCGCAACACGGGAGACCGTGGACGAGGACGAGGATGACAACGGTGATGAAACATGATTTCTGACCGTGACCGCATTTCCACCCGGCAGCTGAACCGCCTGCGCCGCCGCATTTTGCGGGTATACGGCACTGCCCGCCGGGAGATGACCGAGCAGCTCACCAAGTTTCTGGAAAAGTACCGAGCGTTGGACGAACGCAAGCGGGTGCAGCTGGATTCAGGCGAGATCACCGAAGAGGATTACCGCATCTGGTTGCAAAATCAGGTCTTTCAATCCGAGCTGATGCACCAGAAGCTGGACAGCATCACCCAGACCTGCACCATAGCCCAAGAGACGGCCTACAAGCTGGCCCGGGACGAGCAGTACAACATCTTTTCCTTTGGCGCAAACTGGGCTTTCTACGAGCTGGAACAGGCCGCAGGCGTGACGTTCGGGCTGACCCTGTACAACACCGAAGCAGTCAAGCTGCTGCTGAAGGAAAACCCCAAGCTGGTGCCAAACAAGCGCATCAAGAGCGAGAGCAACCGCATCTATGACGCCCGGGTGTTCAACCGTTACGTCATGCAGGGCATCGTACAGGGCAAGAGCGTCCACGACATCGCCGTGCAGGCCGTCAACGGCATGGCTGATACAGAGATCCACTGGGCCATGAACAACGCCATTACAGCCCTTACCAGCGCCCAGAACGCCGGGGCTTTGCAGCAGATGCACAACGCCCAGGCTTTGGGCATCGAGGTCAAAAAGCGCTGGAACTCCACCCACGACTACCGTACCCGTGAAATGCACCGCCTGCTGGATCAGGAGACAGCAGAGCTTGACGAGCCTTTCAAGGTCATGGGCTACGAGATTCAGCGCCCCGGCGACCCCAACGCAGCGCCGGAGATGGTCTACCACTGCCGCTGTGTGCTGTCCTCTGCACTGGGCAAGTATCCCCGGCAGAACGCCATGCAGCGGGAAAACATTGTCACATATGAGGATACAGGCATGGTAAATGCCAAAGGAAAGCCAATCAAGGTAGCCGTAAAGAAAGCGGTTTCAGCTATGGACTACACCGAGTGGTATAAGGCTAAGGGCGGCACGGAAGCAGAACAGATGTGGTGGGCGGAGGAACGCAAGAGAAAGAAGGGATGAACCTTGATTCTGCCGATGGAAAACACCGAGAGGATGATATTTCCCGGTGTGGGTAAGTACGGCATCCCTGCTATCAAGCCGGAAACGGACATCCGCATTGACAAGCTGGAATGGATCCCGGTCAATTATGCGCTGACAGCCAAAGACAAGGCCACAAAAGGCGTGCATTTTTACAAGGACGATTACCAGTTTGAACGGTTTTGGAACAACCCAGACAAATACATTCCCCTTTTGCAGCAGTTCGGTGCGGTATGTTCGCCGGATTTTTCGCTTTACAGCGATATGCCGCTTGCGGTGCAGCTTTTCATGCACTACAAAAAGCACTGGCTGGCGGCATACTGGCAGGCGCACGGCATCCACGTCATTCCAACGCTCTGCTGGTGCGGCGAGCAAAGTTATGACTGGTGCTTTGATGGTGAGCCGAGAAACGCCATTGTGAGCATTTCCAGCCACGGAACACAATCTGACTCATACGAAGCGGAATGCTTTGCCAAGCACTGCCGCAATGCACTTGAGGTTCTGCAACCAAGCAGCATTTTGTGGTACGGCAAGTGTCCGGCAGAATTTGACTGGAACGTTACCAAAATCAAGCCATTTCAATACGAGAGGAGACATTACCGTGAGTAAAAGAGGTTCGGGCAGTTCCGAGAGAGCAGGCAACGGAGGAATAGCTGCTTTTAACGCGGCGTCGCTGCCGATTAAGGGCAGCGAAAAACAGGTTGCTTGGGCGCAAGATATTATTCAGAGCTCTTTTGATACTATTGATGCAAATATCAAGCGCATGGAAGAGCAGAACAAAAAAGAGATTGCAGATTTCAAGCAAAGGCATCCGAGCAGCAAAATGACGGCTGAGCTCAAAAGCAGAATTACTTCGGACAATGACGCTTGGATTGCGGCTGCAAAAGAATACCGGAGCGCCAGCGCTCAAAACTTTTCCAAAATGAGCGAAATTCCGGCAAAACAGGTCATTGACAGCAGATACAACTTCTCCGGCGAGATGATTTTAAGAAGCATCAATTACAACGCAGAACAAAAAAAGCGTAAGAAATAACCATGAAATTTAACTACGACATAAAATTCACCGACAACACCCCGCAGCTGCATGAGGCGCTGGATTCATGGGCAGAGCGGGTGCTGACCATCTGGGGCATGAAGGTGCAGGACTACGCCCAGCTGCTTGTGCCTACAGGCACGGCAGACAGCACGGGCATAGAGGGCTATGTGGGCGGTGCGCTCAAGCAAAGCCTGACCTACGCCGTAGACCTTGCCAAAAAGACCGTGACCATCGGGTCGAACCTGTTTTACAGCGTCTATGTGGAGCTGGGAACGGGCATCTTTGCCGAGAAGGGCAACGGACGAAAAACGCCGTGGGTCTGGAAGGACTTCAACGGTGGATGGCACTTCACCCGGGGTATGGAAGCCCGCCCGTTTCTCCGCCCGGCGGTGGAAAAACACATTGATGAGCTGCGAGAGATCGCCGTGGAAGAAGCAGAGAAGGGAGAATGACCGTGGAACAGCAGGATTGCAGCAACTGCCGTTGACATGATGGCTTTTCGTGGGTGTGCTTCAATGGTTGCTCTGAGCGGGCGGCTGATTTTACAGACCCGGAGGACATCTGTCCGGCGTTTGAAGCGGAGATTTCTCCCGAAGCTTAATACTCAGCGGTTGGCGCACAGCGTCAGCCGCTTTTTTATGCCGCTTTAGCTCAGGTTGGCAGAGCACCGGATTTGTAATCCGGGGGCCGTGGGTTCAAGCCCCACAGGCGGCACCACACCGGCAGCACGTCCGGCAAATTAAACCTTATTGCCAAGCATGGCAGCCCGAGCAAGGGCGGAAAGGACTATCACATGGCACTCAAAAGAGCTGACATCCGCACGATTCTGGAGAACACCGAAACCTCCAACGATGACAAGGCGAAAGCCATTCTGGACGCCCTGCACAAGGAGACGGACGAGCTCAAAGACCAACTGGATGCAGAAAAAACAGCCCGCACACAGGCCGAGAAAGAGCGGGACGAGGCCAACGGCGGCAAGCAGGCCGCAGAAAAGGCTCTGACCGACTACAAGGCCCAGCAGACCCAGAAGGACACCCGGGCCACGAAAGCAGCGGCCTACAAGCAGCTGCTGAAGGACAATGGCGTGCTGGAAAAGCACTTTGACCGCGTTGTAAAAATGACCGGCGCGGACATCGACGCTTTGGAGCTGGACGAGAACGGCAAGGTCAAGGACGCAAAGAAGTTTATGGACAGCCAGAAAGACGTATGGGGCGACTTTGTGGCCACGACCACGACCACCGGCGCAAAGGTGGACACCCCGCCCACCAACAACAGCGGAGTTTCCAAAGAGGACTTCGAGAAAATGAGCCTTGATGCCCGTATCAAGCTCAAAAACGAAAATCCTGAGCTGTATCAGCAGCTGAGGAAAAAGTAAGAAAGTGAGGACATTTTATGGCAGATACTTTTGGCGGTTTCCCGTTTGACGTTGAGGTGTTCGGCGATTACATGGCCGAACAGAACACCATCAACACCAACATCATCGCATCTGGCGTCATCCGTGAGGACGCTTCTATCATGAGCCTGATCGGCGAAAAGGGCAACGTGGCGACTATCCCGTTCTACACCGAGCTGGACGCAAACGCTTCCCCTGCACTGAACAACGACGGCAACACCAATAACGAGCCCACCGACATTTCCGGCAGCAAGCAGACCTGTATGCTGATCCAGCGCATGAAGGCATGGAAAGCACAGGACTTTACCCGCGAACTGACCGGCGCAAAGCCCATGGAGCACATTGCGCAGCAGGTGACCCACTTCTACCAGCAGGTATGGCAGAAGGAACTCATGACCGAGGTTGACGCAATTCTGCAGAATACCGATATGAGCTCCCATATCTACGACATCACCAAAAACGACAATAGCAAGGTGGATGCAGAGACCATTCTGTATGCACAGCAGGCCGCGTTTGGCGATACCGCATCTTCTGGCGGCCTGATTGTGCTGCACAGCATGATTCTGGCAAAGTATAAGGCCCTGCAGTTGGTCGATTACGACAAGTACACTTTCAACGACGCACTGCGCACCGAGGTCACTCTGCCCCGCATTGGCGGCATGACGGTTCTTGTCAATGACGCAGCAACTAAGGCCTCCGTGACGTTGTCGAGCGGCGCAACCACTGCTTACAACACCTATTTCCTGGGCGTCGGTTCCTTCGTCGGTTGCCGCAAGACCAACTACGAGAACCCCTACTACACCGATTACGACCCCGAAGAGAAGGCCGGTATTCAAAAGCTGTATACCAAGGAGGGCCGCGTGATCCACCCCAATGGCTTCAGCTTCAAGGCAGACAACGTGACCGGCGCTTCGCCTGCGACCACCGATCTTGCCAAGAAGGCAAACTGGGAGCGCAAGTTCAAGCCCGAAAACATCAAGATCGGTAAGATGGTCTCTCTGGGCTAAGACAGGAGGTGACACCGCATGACCGTCCCTGAGCTGTGCGTTTACACGCACAATTTCTTTGACCGGGCAGACGACCCCATTGCCGGGGAGTTTGTCTTTGAGCCGGATACCGTTCCCGCCGGGGTAGTGCTGGGGCAGTATTTCCTCGTGTGTGGCTCTATCTTCAACGACGGCGTACACAAAGCCGGGGACGGCGATTTGATGGCCGAGACCTTTAACGGTACGGTGCAGCCTATGCGTGTGCCGCCCGCTTTTGCCGCGCTGGCCGAAAAAATCGACGCTTACGACAAGGCGCTCCCGTCCGGCGGCGTGTATGTATCTCAGTCCTTCGGCGGCTGGTCCGGCACGATGGCTACAGGCACGGAAGGCCTGCCTGCAGACGGCAAGACCCGCTATAAATCCGAGATCAATCAGTGGAGGAAGATGTGACATGGTCAATCCGTTCACTGCATCCACCGTGATGCAGAGCTTTACCAAAAAATTCTGCTTCCAGACCCGCAGCTATGAGCCGGATGGCGTCGGCGGCTTTGTGTCCGGCTGGACGGACGGCCCGGAATTTGAGGCCGTAGAGCGCCACGACACCACCGTGGAGGCTCAGGTTGCAGAGCAGGCGGCTACAGCGTCCACCTATACGCTGCTGGTCAACACCGGTGTGCCGCTGGCCTTCCCGGACTACATCAAGCGGGTGAGCGACGGGCAGACCTTTCAGGTGACGAGTGCAGCCGATGAGGGCAAAGCCCCGCCGGAATCCGGCATGGGCCTGCGGGCCGTGAAGTGCAAAAAGGCGGTGCTGCCGTGATGGGTCCCTCTGAGAGCATCAACCGGGCGCTGAACACTTTTTTCAACGGGTTTGGCATCCCGGGCTATCTGGAAGACAACATCCCACCCAGCGCAACACTGCCGTACCTGACCTATCAGCCGACAATTCCCGGCGGCTGGAATGAGTCCGGCACCTTCCACGCCCGGCTTTGGTACCCGAGTGCCAAAGGCCGGACACCTATTTTACAGACCGAAGACAAGATAAGCGCAGCCCTTGCAGATAGCTTGACCATCGAATGCGAGGGCGGCGCTATTCTTTTGCGCAAAGGCAGCCCGTGGGCGCAGCCACTCGACAACCCGCCCGAGGGCTATCTGTGCGAATACCTCAATTTTGAGCTTACACGGCTTATCCCGTGAGAAAGGATCCTTTATGCCTGAAACTCTGGCAAAAAAGTTCGCGGTCAATGTGCTGACCCCGGATGCGTTCAAGAGCATCCCGAAAGGCTCCGGCAATCTGCTTTCCACATTTGATCTTTCCGCTCCCAAAATCGACAGCACCAATGTCGTGTGCGCCACGCAGGGCGGCGTGACCATCTCCTACAGCAACAGCATGGAGGATACGCTGGCCGACATCGACAACGCACCCACCAACACCAAGCAGGGCAATGAGGTCACCGGAACAACCGCCACCATCGCCTTTACCACTCCCAACGCAAGCCCCGACGTGCTCAAGCTGGCCATCGGCACGGCTGACATCGATGCGGACGACCCCACCCATGTGGTCCCCCGCATCGAGGCTGCCCTGAAGGACTACAGGGAGCTGTACTGGGTTGGCCCTATGATCGGCGGCGGCTTTCTGGTTTGCAAAATTTTCAATGCCCTTTCTTCCGGCGGCCTGAGCCTCAAGACGGCTCACCGCGGCGGAGGCTCCATGCAGATCACTCTCACCGGCTACGCCGACCTGGAAAATCCCACTCAGGCCCCCATGGAATTTTACTCGATCGTCAAGGCCCCGACCGGGGACTAAGGAGGACATATGCGCAATATCATCGATCTCGACGGCACCGAATACCTCAAGCGCACCTATGAGTGTGCGCAGGCTTATAAAAAGTACGTGGCAGACTCCGGCGTGATGGACATTCTGGGCCGCGAGCCGGAACTGACCGGCACGGAGACGGACGCAGAGCGGCTGGAAAAGCGCCGGGCGCAGGCTAACAAAAACGCCGTGGACATGACCAAGCTGCTTTACACGGACAAGGCAGACCTCACCCTCGGCATCCTGCCCCTGTTCGTGGTGCTGGACAAGGACGAGGAGCAGCCGCCTACCCGGGTGCTGGCCTCTGCCATGAGCCGGGCGCTCCGGGATGTGGATTTCATGGATTTTTTTCAGTCCTTGATGTGATCGGCGCGGACGGCTACCGGCGGCTGGTATCCACCATCCGGCTGGATATGCTCCGGCTGCTGGGCAAGCCGTACATCATGGAGCATATCCGCGCCGAGGTGCGCAGGCATCAGGAGGCGCAGCTTTTCCGGGACTATGTGGCCGACGCCATCGGGCAGTATCTCGGCATCCAGCCCCTTTACTCCGGGCTTGCATCCAAGCATTTCCCCCTGCTGCGCACCAAAGAAGACACCCGCACGGCGGAGCAGATCACCGCCGAAAATGCAAAGGCTCTGGCAGAGCTGTGCGGAGGAGGTGAAACGCCCTGAACATATTTAATCTGGAAGCGACTCTGTCGCTGGATGATTCCGCTTACCGGCAGAGCATCCAAAACGTGCAGAACAGCACCAAAAGGGCTGTCACGGAGCTGGGCTCCGAGTACAGCAAAGCGGCGCAGAAAGTTGCCGAGCTGACAAAGCGATACAACGAATCGGCTGAAAAGACCGGGCGCACCTCTGCGCAGACCAAGGAGCTGAAAGCCGCTCTGGCCTCTGCCCGAGCCGAACTGAAAGAGACCACCTCGGCTCTGAAATCAGCCAACATCGGCATGACGGAGTTTGGCGGTTCATCCGAGACCGCCAGCGGCTCTCTCACCGGAGCCATCACCAAAGCCAACCTGCTTACCGGCGTCATCTCCAACGTAAGCTCCATGGCCCTGTCTGCGGCCAAGGATTTTATCCAGACCGGTATCCAGTATAACGCCCAGCTGGAAAGCTACACCACTGGCTTTACCAACATGCTGGGCAGCGCTGAGGCGGCCAAAGCGGCCATGGACGCCATTCAGGAGGACGCAGCCCGCACTCCCTTTGACGTGGCGAGCCTGACACAGGCCAATCAGCTGCTCATCAGCGCCGGTGAAAATGCAGGCTACTCCCGCAAGGTCATCATGGCGCTGGGCGACGCTATTTCGGCTACAGGTGGCGGTAATGCAGAGCTGTCCCGCATGTCGGCAAACTTGCAGCAGATCGCCAACGTGGGCAAGGCGTCCGCCATCGACATCAAGCAGTTTGCCTATGCAGGTATCAACGTCTATCAGGTCCTGGCCGACTACACCGGAAAATCGGTGCAGGAAGTTCAGAAGATGACCATCAGCTATGATACTCTGTCTCAGGCCCTTATCGCGGCCAGCGAAGAGGGCGGACGATATTACAACGCCATGGACACCCAAAGCCAGACCATGAATGGCCGGGTATCCACGTTGAAAGATAACGTGAGCCAGCTGGCGGGTCTTATGACAAGCGATCTGAGCAGCGGAATCGGCGTGGTCATCGGCAACCTGAACAATATGGTGGTGGCTGCGCAGGACGCTTACAAAAAGGATGGGTGGAAAGGTCTCGGCGAAGCGATTCTCGGCCTGGACAACCCGATCAGCACCATCATCAGCAGTTTTGGCAGGCTGGGCTCGGCGGCTGTAAGCGCTCTGGATAGAGCCAGTTACGCCCTGAACAAGGCCCTTGGAAAAACTGCCTACTCCGATTATGACAGCTACGAGGATTACCGCACATCAACGGACCAGCAGAACTCCCGCGACCGCCGCAGGCAGGCAGCGCTAAATGGCGTTGGCATCAGCAACAAGAGCTGGTCTGAGCGGCAAGCTGAGCTTACTGCTGCCGCTGGCTCCGGTGGCAGCTCTATCGCTACTGGCGGCAGCGGCGGGAGCTCTTCCAGTGGAAAGTCTGGCTCAAGGTCCACCACCGAAACGGTCATTTCGTCCATCTCCAGAACGGCTACGACCACCGCTCAGAATGCTCTCGGCACCGTGACCACCAGCATCCAGACTCTGAGCGAAAAGGTCAAGGACAGTGCGGGCAGCATCAAAGACCGCATCACCGAGACCACCACCGAGACCGGCAAGGAGATGGTCAACGGAATCGAGACCACCTATAAACAGGTGGAGACCAAGGTCAACGGCGTGGTGACCAAAACCACAAAGACATACGACGATATGTCAAAAACGCTGGCGGCCACCCTGACCCGCACCACCAGCAAGGTAGAGGGCGGCGTGACCACAGCGATCCAGGAGGTCACCAAAAAATACGCCGACGGCTCCGAGCACATCGAAAAGACTGAGACCATCACCGAAGAAAACATCGTCGATGGCGTGGCCCAGACCACTAAAACCATCAACACCTATATCGACGGTGTGCTCCAGAACACCAAGGTCGACACCGAAGAGGCCGAAAAAAGCATTCAGGCTGCGCTTTCCCGCACCGAAAAGTATATCTCCGAGATCCAGGGGCAGTCTGACAAAGGCATTTTCGGGCTGGTAAAGTCTCTCTTTACTGACATCAAAAACAAAGACGGCAAGGCCATCGCCGGGGATGTGGTAAAGGTCATTTTCGGACAGGTGACGCAAGAGCAGCGAAACACCATTCTGAAATGGGCAGACGATGCAATGACCGCCATCAATGAGCACTACGCGCAGGGCGGCATTCAGGGGGCGCTGCAGAGCATTGCAGACCTCTTCAGCAACGGCATCACCCCGGCAGTCAACGGCTCCACCAAAGAGGTGCAGAGCTTTGCCGCCGCCATGAAGGGCCTTTCCGGCACCGGAGGCTCTGGCGGCATCGTCAGCAGCATCCTCAAGCTGTTCGGCGGCGGTACAAAGGCTGCGG